TGGTACACTATAAACGCGCCACAAGCTTTATTGTTTGGCGCTTTATTGCAATCAGCATCATTCCTCAAAAACGACGAAAGAATTCCAGTATGGCAACAACTATATACTGCAATTGTTTCATCCCTCAAAACAGAAGACACACAAAGAATTGGAGACAGACAGGCAACTGTTCTTGATACTTAAATATGACTACATACACCTCACCCTTTGCTGGTAACGTAATAGAACCATCCCCAGTCAGTTACGCTGCCTATACGATAACTGCAAACACAACATTTAGCTGGCCTATCAATGGTAACACTAGCACTAATGTTGTTGCGTCTATTATGGAAATTAGCGCTGGATCTACAAGCGGATTATCTATTTATATGCCGCCAGCAAATCAAGTGTCTGTTGGCCAAGCTACTACAATTAAAAATACAGGCTCGCAATATTTTATAGTATTAGATAATACTGGTGGAACTATATGTACAATAACTTCTAATCAAGCTGTTAACATATTTGTTACTGACAATACCACGGTTGCAGGTACATGGGATATTGTAACTTTAGGTTCAGGCGGATCTTCAGCGGCTAATGCAGCTTCATTGGCAGGTAAAGGTTTAAATGCTACAGGATCAACACTTAACGTAGATTATCCTCCATCTGGTCTTACTGATGGTTATACATTTTTACCAAGTGACTTAGCTCAAACAAAAATTTGGTCAGGTGGTTTTGGTGCTGCAACTCTTCCTACATCTTCAACAATCGGCGCTAACTGGTTTACAATTTTTAAAAATAACGGAAGTGGTGTTTATACTATTAGCACTTCTGGAACTGACTTAATTGATAATCAAGCTGCATTAACATTTCAGCCTAATGATTCATCAATGATTATATCTACTGGCAGTGGATATGTAACTGTTGGTTTTGGTACTTCTAATCCGTTCTTTTTTACTGCATTAACTTTACCATTAACGCAAGGCACAACTACTTTAACTGTTTCTCAAGCTTCATCTATTATTCAAGAGTATACAGGATCATTAACAGGTAACTGCGTTGTTGTATTCCCACCAGTTGTTAACTTATACACTATTCAAAACCAAACAACTGCTAACGGACATTCAATTACATTAACCACAGGTGTAAGTGGTGGCGCTCAAGTTACAGTTCCAGTTACACCTAATACCATTACAGTTATTTGTGACGGTAAAAACTTCTTTAATGCAAATACAACACAATCAGGTACAGCAAGTACAGTTAGCTTAACTGCTGGATCAGCCGCATCACCTTCATTAAGTTTTGCAACAGATAGTGCTACTGGTATTTATCAACCTGGTGTAGGATCTTTTGGTATATCAGCTGCTGGTGCTGAATCTGCAATATTTTCAGCAAGTGGATTAGTGGTTCCTAACGGTATCTCTGGAGGTACATTCTAGTGACCAAAAAGGTCTTTGGATTAAATACCAAACCTGGTATACAGCGTGACGGAACGCTATTGGATAAAAACTTTTATGTTGATGGCCAATGGGTTCGCTTCCAACGCGGAAGACCTCGTAAAATTGGTGGTTTCCAAGAAATCACAGCAATATTAACTGGGCCATCTAGAGGTATTTATATTGAACCTCAAAATGGTTTTAACTATATCTATAGTGGATATAACAATGGATTTCAATCAGTAGCTATTACTGAAATTGGATTATCAGGCACGCCAGTAGATTTTACTTTAAGTAACTTTACTCCAAGCGATGCAAACTTATGGCAAATTGATGCCATGTATGATTCAAACGGAACAGGCAATTCATTGCTACTTGCTCATCCAGGTCAAAATTTAAATCAAATTGATAGCACAACCAATACACCAGTTTTACAAGGTAATATTGGATCTAAAACTTATACATTATCAGGTGTTGCAATTGGATCAAGCGGATCATTTACATGCAGCGCAAGCCCAGTTACTTTAACTGTTGGAACATTGATAACAATAGCTGGAACTAATACTGGCACTGGATCTATTACTGGATACTCAAACCCAACTAGCTATTACATCATATCTACAAACGGATCTACATCATTTACTTTATCAACATCTTATGGTGGATCAGCTATATCTACAGTATCAGGAACTGCAGTTGGTTTATCATTTACCGTAACTCCTGCTAACTCAATACCTACATCATTATCAAAGATTGGTGTATTTACAGTTGCTGGATCTGTTAACTCAGCATCTCCAAATGTGTTTGTGTTACCTAGCGCAAATATTTTAGTTGGAGCAGGCCAAATAATTTCAGGTACATATATTCCAGCTGGAACAACTGTCGTATCTGTTACAGGCACGAATGTTACGATGTCTAACAATGCTACTGTAGGCAGTGGAACTACAAATATTACAGCTACATTCGATAATAATATATCCGTATCAGGTGGCGTTGTCGCTGTATATCCATATGTTTTTGTATATGGTAATAATGGCCTTATTCAAAACTGTGCAGCAGGCAATACATTAAATTGGGTATCAGCAGACTCTAATGCTAATAACGTATCATCTACAAAAATTGTAAAAGGATTGCCAGTTCGCGGCGGATCTAACTCACCATCAGCTTTATTCTGGGCGCTAGACTCATTAATTCGTGTTTCATACACACCAACAACTGTATCTACTGGCACTGGTTCTGCATTGTCATCATCTACATTCTATTGGCGATACGATATTATTTCATCCCAAACTTCTATCATGTCATCACAGTGCGTTATTGAATATGACGGTATTTATTATTGGATTGGTGTTGACCGATTTATGTTATATAACGGTGTAGTTAAAGAAATTCCAAACGACATGAATCAAAACTATTTCTTTGATAATCTTAACTATGTTCAACGCCAAAAAGTATGGGCATGTAAAGTTCCACGCTACGGTGAAATTTGGTGGTTCTATCCACGCGGAAATTCAACAGAATGTAACGATGTTATTATTTATAACGTTCGTGATAATTTATGGTATGACGCTGGACAAGCTTATGGCGCACAAAGATCTGCTGGTTTTTATACACAGGTTTTTGATTATCCAATTATGGCTAATTGGAATATTAATGGAACAGGATTAGCTTCAGGTGCAATTACTGGAGCAGGATCAGGATATACCAACGGAAATTATGCATTCTTAGCATTGCAATATGCAAGCGGAAATGGACAAGGATCTGGCGCTACAATTAGCGCAGTTGTTTCAGGCAGTGGATTTACAAGCGTTACATTAACCAATAAGGGATCAGGTTATTCTGTAGGTGATATATTAACTGCATATCCTTATTTTAATGTATCAGGAACTATTAACTCATCAACTCCAACAATATTTACTTTAGCTTCTCCTAATTCAAACATAGTTCCAGGACAAGTAATATCATGCGGTTATGCGCCTGCAAGTGAAGGTGTATATGTTGTTTCTAATAGTGGAACAACGGTAACTTTATCAGCTGCAATTCCTGTGCCAACTGGAATAACAACTAACATTTTAAGTTTTTATGGTGGATCAGGATTTACTTATACAGTTCAATCAACAAGTAACTATGTTTCTTTATATCAACATGAAGTTGGTGCAGATGCAATTTTAGCTGGGTTACCACAAACAATTCCAAGCTATTTTGAAACAAACAATTTAGGATGGGTAACAGGTGGGCCATCATTTGATACGCTTATGGGCGACAATAAATGGATTCGATTAGAACGTATTGAACCTGATTTTCTTTTAAATGGACCTATGGATCTTTATATTACTGGTAAGCCATATGCTCAAGAAGAAGACGAAACAACTGGGCCATACACGTTTGACTCATCAACTGGTAAAATAGACATGAAAGAACAAAGACGTGAAATGCGCCTTCGTTTTGTAAGCAATACTTTGGGTGGTAACTACCAATTAGGTTACCTATTATTAAGCGGTGATGTTGGCGACGTAAGAGGTTACTAATGGCCCTAGCACTTGTTTACGATCCAAGATATCACACGTTCGATTCATGGGCTTCTTTAATGTGCGAAGCTTATGGTGGCCAGCAATTAGAAATTCCACAAGGCGAAGCCACTTGGAAAAATTGGGCGGTAGGATTAAAGGGTATAGATTTATTTGTAAATGAAGCTATTCCAAGTCCTTATATATATAATGATTGGCAAGAGTGGGCAGAAGCTGTCTACGGTATAGTCAATCAAAACACTTTACAAACTAATGCGAATGCGAACTTGAATAATGTTAGTGGACTCTAAAAAACATAAACTTAATCCATTGCAAATTATCATTGCAGCTCATCATCAAAATCCACGTAGAACTTTAAAACAGTTTGTTGGCATGGTTGAGATTGAAATGAAAATGCCACAAGTATTTAAATGCCAAGAAGGCAATACTATTTTCTTAATTCACAGAACTGCTGTACCTGGCGTTGGTTACTTAAAAACAGTTAATGCAGATACGCCTAGAAATTTTATAAAGAGTTGTCAAAAAATCGCAGAACTTGTTTACCATGCTGGTTTTGACAAACTCATTGCTCAAACAGATCAAAAGTCAATTGTAAATATATTTAAAAGAATTGTAGATCATCCAGTTAGACCTCACATGAAACTTATTTTACAAAAAACAAATATTGGAAGCCATCAATGCGTATTGCAACTAGGTCATTCTAGAACGAAAGGAAAGCAATAATGCCAGGTTGTGTATTTTGTGCGATTGGTTGCGCAATTTGTTCGGCAGTTTCTTTTGTTGGAGATGCCGTTTCATCTATAGTATCAAATCCATT